ATATCAATACCTCCATTTGTTGCTGTCATGGTAATCGCATCAGGGATATCTTCAGTGGAAATTAAATTAATAGAAGAGCCAGTTGCTGTAATATCAATATCTTCACCTGCAGTTCCAATAGCATCAATATCAATACCTCCTGCTGTAGTTTTAATAGTAATCGCATCTTGAACATTTTCATTTGCTTCCAAATTAATAGAGGTAGTAGCAATAATATCAATATCATCTCCTGCTGTATTACCGGAACTTGTAATATCAATTCCTCCATTTGTTGCGGTAATTGTAATAGCATCAATAATATCTTCATTTGCTGTTAAATTAATAGAGGTAGTAGAAATAATATCAATATCATCTCCTGCTGTGTTACCAGAACTTGTAATATCAATACCACCAGAAGTAGCATTAATAGTAATAGCATCAGGAATATCTTCAGTAGATATTAAATTAATAGATGATCCGGTTGCTGTAATATCAATATCTTCTCCAGCAGTTCCAATCGCATCAATATCAATACCACCTGCGGAAGCTTTAATAGTAATAGCATCAGCAACATTTTCATTGGATAATAAATTAATAGAGGTAGTAGAAGTAATGTCAATATCATCTCCTGCGGTATTTCCGGAAGATGTAATGTCAATTCCCCCAATGGTAGCATTAATAGTAATTGCGTCAGGAATATCTTCATTTGCTGTTAAATTAATAGAAGTTGTTGCTGTAATATCAATATCATCACCTGCTGTATTTCCCAAAGAAGTGATATCAATACCACCATTTGTAGCACTGATAGTAATAGCATCAGTAATATCTTCTGTCGCGATTAAATTAATAGAAGAGCCATCAGCTCGGATATCAATATCTTCACCGGCAGACCCAGTACATCCAATATCAATACCACCACCAGTAGCTACAATTGTGATAGCATCGGGAATATTTTCATCTGCTCGTAAATTAATAGATGTAGTAGCAATAATATCAATGTCATCTCCAGCTGTATCACCAGATGAAATAATATCAATACCACCAACAGATGCGTTTATAGTAATAGCATCAGAAGTATCTTCAGTGGATATTAAATTAATAGAAGAGCCAGTTGCGGTAATATCAATATCTTCACCTGCGGTTCCAATAGCATCAATATCAATACCTCCTGCTGTAGTTTTAATAGTAATCGCATCAGCAACATTTTCATTTGCTTGTAAATTGATAGAAGTAGTAGAAGTAATATCGATATCATCTCCAGCAGTATTACCGGAACTTGTAATATCAATACCACCATTTGTAGCACTAATAGTGATGGCATCTGTAATATCTTCAGTTGCTGTCAAGTTAATAGAAGAACCATCAGCTCGGATGTCAATATCTTCTCCAGATGTTCCAGTACATCCAATATCAATACCACCATTTGTTGCTGTAATTGTAATAGCGTCAGTAGTATTTTCAGTTGCGGATAGATTAATAGAAGAATTATTAGCAATAATATCAATATCTTCAGATGGATCTCCATCAATTGTTCCAGTAATTATATCAATTCCACCATATGGAGCACTTATGAGTACAGCATTGGGATCATCTTTATTAGAACTGAATTTAGAAAGACCTCCTATAGATCCGATTGTAATATTTGAATCAACAATTAAATCCATAGACGATGAAAGTAATGCGATAGTGGAAGCATTACTTCCAAGTGTGAGAGTTCTTACACCAGAAACTCCAATATTAATATCTGAATTAGAATTATCTGTACCAATATTAATTGGTCCAGTGTTTGCATTAATATCAATTGTTTTAACTGTTTGAATATCTAATCCACCATTAATGGCATTTAATACAATTGAATCATCAACTGCTTCGTTAGACGTTAAATTAATAGACATGGTTGCTTCAATGTCAATATTATCAGTTGTATCTGTTCCAGAAGAAGTAATATCAATACCACCATTAGTAGCATTAATAGTAATGGCATCTTGGATGTCTTCGGTAGATATTAAATTAATGGAAGAACCAGTTGCTGTAATATCAATATCTTCTCCAGCAGTTCCAATCGCGTCAATATCAATACCTCCGGCGGAAGTTTTAATAGTGATTGCGTCAGGAACATTTTCATTGGATAATAAATTTATTGAAGTTGTCGCAGTAATATCAATATCATCTCCGGCAGTAGTTCCAGAACTTGTAATATCAATTCCGCCATTTGTTGCTATTATGGTAATTGCATCAGGAACATCTTCAGTAGATATTAGATTAATAGAAGAACTATCAGCACGAATATCGATATCTGCTCCAGCATATCCTGTACACCCAATATCAATACCTCCTTGAGTTGTTTTTATAGTAATAGCATCAGGAACATTTTCAGTAGATAATAGATTAATTGCTGTTGCTGAAGTAATATCAATATCATCATCGGGAACAATTCCTGCCGAGATTATATCAACTCCACCATGTTCTGCTTCAAATGTAATAGAACTAGCATTAAATTGTGTTGCTGTTAATTTAATTACTTGAGTTTCAAAATTAAGAGTTTCGGAAAACCATGTAACAAAGGATGTATCACCTCCGACTGTAATAGATCTTGCTCCTGTAGTTCCTATGTTTATATCAACATCATATTCTTGTGATCCAATATTGATGATTCCATTTGTGGATTCAATATCAATATTTCCATACGAAGATAAATCAAATCCACCATTAGTTGTAGTAAGAGTTAATGCATCATCTACGGCTTCAGTTGATATTAAATTAATAGATGAGCTATCAGCTCTAATATCGATATCGCTTCCGGCAGTTCCAGAACAACCAATATCAATACCGCCAGCGGATGCTGTAATAGTGATTGCATCAGCAATAGCTTCATTAGCGAGTAAATTAATAGATGTTGATGATGTAACATCTATATCATAACCGGGAGTAGTTCCAGTTGAAGTAATATCAATACCACCAAGTGTAGCATCAATTGTTATAGCATCACCAATATTTTCAGTTGCTTTTAGATTAAGAGACGAACCTAATGCTTGAATATCAATATCTTGTCCACCAGAAAGAGCGTTAGCTACAATATCTATTCCTCCCATGAGAGTATAGATAGATATTGCATTACTTATATCTTCATCTGCTTGTAGATTAATAGATGTATAAGAGTGTATATCAATATTATCATCGGGAGTTGTTCCATGCGATTGTATATCAATACCTCCATAATTAGCAGAAATAACTATAGCATCGGCTACATTTTCATTAGATTTAATATTAATAGATGCGGTTGAAGTAATATCAATATCATCACCAGCTGTTGATCCTGATGAGGTAATATCAATACCACCATTAGCGGCATTAATATATATGGCATTTGATACATCTTCATTAGCAATAATATTTATGGATGTTTCTGCTGTAAGGGTAATATCATCACCTTGGGAAACTCCTAATGATACGATTTCAATACCTCGGGCTCCTTCGAGTAAAAGATTTCTATTATTTTTTTCTTGTTTGATGGAAAAGCAATAAATATCATTTAATTCCATATCTCCATAAATTGCATTTCCATCTAAATCGATTTGTGTAGATACTATATGTCCAGCAATATTACTAACTTCTGGAACATAAATTAATCTATTATCGGATTCTCTATATCCTATAAATCCTGTTTTCTCTACAGTATCTTCATAATGAAAGAAATTAATTCCTCTATCCATCCCATCATTTTCGACTCCAGTAACTCCACCGATTTGGAATATTGGATCTGATACAGCAAAAGTATCGGTATTAAATATTTTTGTAGTGGTATGATGTAATTGTAGATCTATATTACTAAATGTCCAGCGATTATTGGCGGCATCAAATACGATTGTATGATCGCTATCAGTTCCTTGCCATGTCCATGTTAAACCTTCAGATGTAAAAGTTCTTGCTCCAATTGCATCTGCTGCATTAGATGTCGATTCAGGTCGTAATGATAATAAATGATTAACTCCTTGGGTAGTCCATAAATTATCGGTTGCCTTCCATTTGATATAATCTTTAGTAGTAATTCCATACCATAATACATTGTTTCCGATATCCAATGTAAATCCGGACATCTTGGTAACATTTAAGAGATATGTGTCAACTTGATTACCGAGAAATAATTTGTTTTTAATTTTTTTTATTGTTCCTGTATCTGAAACTTCGATATTCTTAAATTTACCAGCTGATACTGTAGTGCTATCTCCCCCAGAACCTGATGAACCTTTACTTCCAGAAGTTGGGCCACCTCCCATCATTGGTGGAGGTTCGCAATAAATAATACATTTATCTATCTGTGACATATTCTAAATATACATTATCAAGATATTAAATTTTTAAAATGTAATATTTTAATAATTAAAATCGGGACTTATAAATTATGTTAAATTATTTAATGTAATTTTGTTTAAAATCATCAAGTGACATAATTGGTATATTATTTTTTTTCGCTTTTTTAATTTTATTACTATTTGAATTAACATCTCCGGCAATAATTACATTAACACTTTTATTAAATGTTTCAGAAAGAATTCCTCCATGTTCTATAATATGATTTGAAAGTGATTTATCTCGCACTCCTGTAAATAATACATTAATATGATTTAAACTATTACTTCTTTTTCTTTTATTATTTGGTTTAATTTGAATTGTAATTTTAGGATGTTCATTCAAAAAATGTTTAAACATTGGTAAATGTTTTGAAAATTTAGAAGCGGTTGTTTTAAATCCTGGTATATTTTCAATTTGTTCAGTAAGTTCATCTTCTGAAATATCTAGTTCAAGAATATTTGGAATATTATCTATAATTAGTTTAAATTTTTTTCTACCGAATCCAATTCCGAATAAATTACTAGCATCCATTAAATTATGTAATGGAACATTTTTAATAGATAATTGAATATTTGTATATAATTTTGAAGCAAGTTTTTCTTTAATTCCATCAAATTTCAGTAAATCTTCTTGAGAAGCATTAATAAAATCATTAATATTATTAAAACCATTTTCAACCATTCTTGTAATCAATCCTTTGCTCAAAAATTTTGTTTCTATTTTGCTAAAAAAATTAATAATTTGTCGTATAGTTACTTGAATATTGTCATCAATATTATCAAGAACAATATCTACTTTATTTTTATTCCAATGAAAAGGTATATCTGGAAAACTTGGTTCAGCTTGTTTGATTGTTTGGAGTATATTTGGTATAATTCCACCACCAAGAGTAATTTGAACTATTGCTCCTGGTCCTAATTTATTATCATTAATAAACTTAGCATTGTGTCCTGTTACGTAATTGATAGTGATACCACCTATAATAACAGATTCAATTAATATTCTGGGTTTTAAAAGACCATGTTTAGATGGTTGCCATAAAACATCTAATATTTTAGATTCAAGAATTTGATCTGACAAAACCATTTTAAATGCAAATCCATATTTAGGATTTCCGGATGTATTTCTTTTATGTTTTTTATCTTGTTCAATGATAATTCCATCAATTTCATATTCTGATTCTTCTCTTCGTTTCATTAGTTCGGCACTTAAAAATTCATTTGTCAATGATTTAACATTTTTATTAAAAACGGTTTTAAATCCTAAAGACTTAGCATATTTTAATCCTTTTCTTTTCCTACATTGTGGTTCTAAAACATCAAAAACAACAAAATCTATATTATTTAATATATCAGGTTTCATACTTTTTTTGGAATTAACAACTCCATTTGTTAACGATCTAGAATTTTTCATATCAAATTTTTTAAATTTTTGTTTTGACATAATAATTTCACCTCGTAAACATATTTCTTCTTCGGGTAATTTTTCTTTAATATTTGGAAATAAATATGGTATTAAATGTGATATATCTTTACCATACGTTCCATTACCTCGTGTATAAAATCGTGTTTTCCATGATTTATCTGATTTAAAATAATGAAACATCCCGGATGTTCCATCAAGTTTATCACTTACATTATAAGGTCCATCATATTTTTTAATCCATCTTTCTAGAGCATTTGTATCAGGTTTAATTTTATCCATACTTCCCATCCAAAAGGGTAATTTTATTTTATTAGCAACGATTGGTGCTCCTACTTTTTTCAATGTTTTACTTTTAGGATTTCTTTGAAATAAGATATCTCTTAAAATATCATATACTTCATCTGTCATAACTTCTTGTGAATTATAATAACTATCATTAGCATATTCTATGATTTCTTCTAATTGTTCATTAGATAACTCTTTAGCATAAGAATATGGATTTTTAGATATTTTTGATATCATATTGTTATCAATATTATTTTTGCTTTCCATTTCAAACTATTTATTTAATATAGTATAATATTTTCAATTTTATTTAACACATTTCATTAAATTTATTAAATAAATTTTATAAAGACTTATTAATGTCAAAATGTATATCAGGTAATGGAAGCGACTGCTTTTGGTGAATTTTGATCACTATCTTTTAATTTTTTTCTTTTTTATTTTAATAATTTGTGGTAATCCAGATTTTAACTTTTTGCCAGAATATCTATATCCTTTTCTTAATCTACCTGTGTTTCCACCTGTTTGGATAATACCTTGATGTTTTCTTACTTTATTTTTTGCTTGGAATGCCTTTTCAGTAGCATCTTTTTTTTTTTTCATTGCCTGTTGATATTTTCTATGTCGCTTTTGTTCTTTCATTCGCATTCTTTTAGCTCGTTCGGCTTTTTTTTTTGCCAGGTAATCTGCCCATTCCTTTTCTCTTTGTTCTTGTTTTTGTTCTTGTTTTTCTTTATATTCTTCTTTAATATATGATAAATATTTTGATATGATACACCTTAATTTATTTTGATCATCATATTCTTTCATTATTTGTTCTTGTATTGTTTTAACATTCATTTTAGGATTTAACAAAATATGTTCTAAAATAAAAAATGACCATAATATACAAGTACTTTGACCTCCCTTAGATTGTGGACCAAAATTGGGACAACTATCTATTAATTTAACAGCATTAATATCTTCATTAATCTTTTTCATTTTTTTTTTAAATTCTTCATCAAACTTTTCAATCTCATACCATAGTTTTACATCAACTACATGTGCTCCATTAGGTTCTATTCTAAAATATTCATTTTGTTTAACATTATAAACCACTATATTTCTATGATCAGCATTCATTTTATTTATCTTTTTCTCTATTTCTTCTTTTTTACGAACAATTTTATCATACATCTTTTTAAGACTTATCTTTTCCAATTTCTGTTCGTCTGTTTTATTTTGTTTTAAAATACTATCGGTATATTTTTTACTTAAATTTTTTTTATCTTCTTTTAATAAGTCATTTACTTTGTGGTATAATTTCCACAACTCCCCCCCACATTCTTGAAATTGATTCTTAAAACCAACTGGAATTATTACAAAATTTTTATTTTTAGTACATTTTCGTATGTTTCCCCTAAATTTTTCAAATCCGTTTTTATCATTTTCATCTTTACAAGAAACAAAATCGTTTGTATATCCTTTCTTGTTACATGGAAATTTTATTATTCTTTCTCCATTTTTATTACAAATCCACCTAACGTCGATTTCGTTATTATCAGTAATACTACAAGTATTTTTATATGTATACAAAATTTTATTATAAATAAATAGTTCAAGAGAATTTATTTTCTCGACGAATTTATCCTCATTACTAGGTATTTTTTCTGGATATTTTTCTAAATTTAATTTGTTAAAAGTAGACATATATAACAATACTATATTTTTTAAATTTCTATCCTAATATAATCAATTTTATTTAACACATTTCATAAAATTTATTAATTAAATCTGATAATTCGGTATCATATAAGATATGCGAAATTGACCCAAATCGTCTTATTTGTATTAGATTTTTGAAATTATTTTCGTGTACATTAATTGTATCATCTACAAACAGTGTATTGTTTTGATTAAAATCATTTTTATCATTAAATAAACGTTGTAAATTTTTAGACAATATATTCATTCTTGGTTGAAATATTTCAAAATCTGAAAAAGTATTATCGAATGTATAATCTGACCGAGATAATACTTTTTCAAATTTTGGAATATTATAAATACTTTGTAATAAATTATTAATTCTATTAACATATGATTTATGTCCAAGAGACCACAATGATACTGATTTGAAATTATCAAAACAGTATTCTAAAAAATATTGTAAATTTGGTCTTAAGTAAACATAAAATGTTTGTTTTTTTTTCCGTAAAGAATTTTTATTTAAATAAATCGGTATATAATTAAACCGATCATCTTTAATATTAGAAGCATATAACAGTGTACAATCAATATCTAAAATTAGATGAATATTTTTTTTTTTTTTATTTCTGAATGATTTGTGAATTTCTAATGATAAATCATTTTTTAATTTAGCATCAATAAATAATGAATATATAATTCCCATTGAACATACTATATTAATTATTATGTATTAATATTTAAATATATAAATTTTTTATTTTATTAAAATATTAATCGTTTTTTATTAAATTTAACAAAAAGCAGTAGCAACTTCTGCTATGCATGTTTCAATTATTTGATCATTTTTAAGACATTCGACTCTTTTATATCCGGTTTCATCTTTACATTTAGCTTGTAAGCATTGTTCATTAGCTTTTTTAAATTGAGATGAATTAGTACATCCATCATAACACCAATTTTTTATTTTCTCGTCATTTATTACTCTACAAGAAGTTACTTTACAAACCGATTCTTCTTCTTCTTCTTCTTCTTCTTCTTCTTCTTCTTCTTCTTCATTTTCAAACATTTCAGTAATATTTTTAAAAAAACTTTCAAGAACTTCACGTTTTAAATAAATTGCGATTGCGATAGAAATTATAATTGCTAATATAATTAGTTTATATTTTAATACAAATTTTTTTACAGATTGGAAAGATAACATATTTTATAAAGTATATTTAGAAAATAATATTTTTGGGACTAAATAATAAATTAATTATTATTATACTCATTATCATATTTAAGCCTATGAATAAATAATGGTAAAGATTTTGGACGACCAATTCTTAAAGCTCTTCCAATTACTTGTTTTTCCAAATCCTTTCTCATTTTATGATATAAAATAACGTGTGTAGCAGTAGGTAAATCAATTCCTGCTCCATTATATTGCGAATTTAGTAAAATAATATCAAGACGACCATTTTCAAAATTTCTCAAAGTTTTAGCAATAGTATTTGTATTTCCAACTAATCTTTTACATTTTTTCTGAATATTTCGATTTCGTGTTAATAAATTTTCAAAGGAATCAAATGATTCGTAATGATTAGAAAAAATTATAAATTTACCATCTGGATTATTTTCAATAATTTTAATTATTGTTTCATCTTTACCAAATATTTCTTTATTTTTTTCTTCAGAATTTTCTTCTTTTTTTTTCTCTTTATTTTTAGCATTCATATCAATTTTATGCATATTAGCCACATTAATAATTCTTTTACAATACGGACATTGTGCCCTTTGATGAACGCGTGTTCTAACTTCAATCCATTTTAAAATACATTGACTACAAAAAATATGGGTACAATCTAAACAAACTGGTTCTGTATAAGAACAACAACAAATAACACATTCTTCATTATTTAAATTATTAATTCTATTTGTTATACTATCTAATTGTGATTGTAAGCTATTTATCTCTGTATCTATTCTAGTTAATCGTCTAACTTTATCATTATCGGTAATATATGGTGATTCTGATACATAAGTTCTATCATAATTTAGTCTTTCAAGACGCCTACGAATATTTGCTGTTAAAACCTCGGATATTTCTTGACCTGAACCAACTCTACCACCTAATTCTCTAATAGCACCATTTAAATTATTAGCATTAATCATTTCTAATACATTTGGCGAAATAATATGTGAAATTTGGGATATATATGCTATTGGTGCTAAACATCTATAATCTATATTTTGAATATTAACATTTGAGAATAATTCTTTGTAAAATTCTTCATTTCTTTCAATAACTAATCTTTTCGTAAAATTGATTGGATAATTTTTAAAAATATTTTTAATTAATCCATTACATCTGGGTTGTTTAAGTGATTCCCAGGTTGCTGTAACAAACCAAGCAAAGCGATATCTTATTTGACGCATATCGGGACAACGGATACTATCTCCTTCATCTATAATAACGCGATGCCAATATAACATTTCCGATACAATTTTATATCTATCCATAAATTTACAAAAAAAAGTAGAAGAAACTAATACAATTTCAGTCTTATTTTTTTTTAAAATATTACAAAATCGTTTTATAATTTCTATATCATTACAATCATTAATATCAACAAAATTTTGAAAGTCATTGTTTTTTTCTATAAATTGTGCATTAAGATGTGTTTGTTCTTGTATTGCCTTTTTCCATTGTCGGAAAACACCACCGTGTGGGACAATAATTAAGTTTGAATAAATATATTTATACTTAGATTCAATAGTAACACTAGTACTTTCGTCATGATGTACATTTCTGGTTATATATTTCCATTGTAATCTATCTATTTCTTTTTCTTCTTGAAATTTATCAAGTTTTGGGAAACATTTTTTAATATAATAATCTTGAGATATTAGACCAAGAATAGTCAATGTTTTTCCACTACCTGGTTCATTTCCAAGAATACTTATATTTGTTTCAATTTTATATTTTCCTGGAGTATAAAGAGATAAACTTCTATAGTAATAATCTCCTTGTATATCTCCTTCAATATCAATTAATAATTTAGGATAAACTTCGCGTTTTATCATATCGATTATTGAATTTTTTTGGTGACTAAATAATTTTATCTTTAATCCTTCAAATTCACTACATATATCATGAATAACATCATTTCTTAATTTTTCTCTTTCTTGTTTTGTAAATTTTCTTTTTGTAATTTTTTCAATCTTTTGTTTTTTGTTATCATTATGAATATTGGAATTTTGTTGTGTTAATTTTTTCAAATTTTTTTGTAATTTTTTCATTACTTTATTACTAATCTCTTCGTCATATTCGCGAAGTAATATATGATGAATATCATCATATACAGATTTTTTATCGGAATTTGAAGACATTTTTAACTATTATATATTTAAGAATATTAATAATCAATTTTAAAAAATTTAGTAAATGAACACATTTTATATAACTATCATATCGTTAATATTATGTTTTGATATTTTTTTATTATTTCGTGTTTCTTCTAAATTATTTAAAAACTCATCATCAATATGATGAGTTAAATATTTTTTATTAAAAATACTACATTCAAAATCTGGAATTTCTGGATTTTCTTCTAATATTGATAATTTTAAATCTTCTAATTTTTGATATATTAATTTATCACATCCAATGTTTTGTTCGATTTCTTGTAATGTTCTATTAAATGCAATAAGTTCTTTTTGACTTGGGATATCGATACCATATACATTTGGATATTTAATTTCTGGTGCTCCAGATGTCATAAATACTTTATTTGCACCAGCATTTCTTAATAATTTGACTATATATTGTGATGTATTTCCACGCACAATTGAATCATCAACTACTAAAACATTTTTATTAAGAATTGTGGATTTAATAATATTTAATTTTCTTTTAATTGATTTTTGTCTTAATTCTTGTGTGGGCATAATAAAAGTTCTATTAATATATCTATTTTTTATAAATGCTTCGCGATATGGTATTTTTAAAATTCTAGATATTTCAATAGCAAAATTTCTACTAGTATCTGGTACTGGGATAATAACATCAATTTCATCTTTAATATTTGATTCTAATATCGTATTAGCTAGATATTTACCCATATTTAATCTAGCTTGATATACAGAAACTTTATTAATGATTGAATCTGGTCTTGCTAAATAAACATATTCAAAAATACAAGGTATTAATTTAGGTTGTTCGTAACATATTTTTTTAAAAAGATTAAAAGATTTGCCAACAATAATTACTTCACCTGGTTGTATATCGGAAACTAATTCAAAATCAAGTACATCAAGAGCTACACTCTCAGATGCGAATAAATATTCATTTAATTTGTCATTATATTTTCTTTTTCCGTAAACTATTGGTCTGATTCCATTTGGATCTCTAAATGCGACAATTCCAAATCCAATTATCATACATACAACGGCATACCCCCCTATACATTGTTTATATAAACGACCAATTGCGTTATAGATATTTTCATGTGTTAAAGAATCTTCTTTTTGTAATTCTATGGAAAGAATATTTAATAATATTTCAGAATCAGAACAACTGTTAATATGAATTTTATGTTTTTTACTTAATTTTTCTTTTAGTTCTTCCGCATTAACAAGTGTACCGTTATGTGCTAGTAATAGTCCATATGGATTTGGAACATAAAGTGGTTGAGCTTCTTTAGGTGATGCTCCTCCAGCAGTTGGATATCTAGTATGTCCTATACCCATAAATCCGGATAAATTTATAAGATTTGTATTATTAAAAATATCTCTAACTAATCCATTTCCTTTACGCATATTATAAACTTTACTATCACATATTGCTATACCAGCTGCATCTTGACCACGATGTTGTAATGCAACTAAACAATCGTATATTTCAAATGAAATATGTTCACTTTTTGAAATGAGGGCACAAATTCCGCACATTCTTATAATAATTATTATTATGATTATTATTATAAGAATTATATTTAATACCGAATTAAATCATTAATAACATTTATATACATCTACATTGAATTAAATGAAAAATAAAATTGAATTTGAGTTATTTTAAATTAAGAAATTAAAACATATAATAATTAATAACAAATCAAACAATAATGTCTCAAACTGAACAATCTACTGAACAATCTACTGAACAACAATCAGTTGAACAACAATCTACTGAACAACAATCTACTGAACAACAATCTACTGAACAAAGCGTACCACAAGCACATACTGGTCGTGTTAAATGGTTTAATAACACTCGCGGCTATGGATTCTTAACTTATAAAGACGAGAATGGTGTTGATTTAGATGTCTTTGTCCACTTTTCTTCTATTCGTTCTCAAGTAGAAGATAGTTTCAAGACTCTTACTCAAGGAGAATATGTTAGTTTTGACTTAGCAGATTCAAATAAAGAGGATAAACTACTAGCAGTTAATGTGACTGGTGTTAATGGAGGTCCTTTACTTTCTGACCAAAGAGCTCTTAATAGAGAGCGTAGAAATGAATATAATGGAGGACGAGAAGATGGTCAAGGACATCGAGAAGAAAGACCTCGTCATTTTAGACAAGGAGGCGGACGAGGTCGCGGACGAGGAGGCTTTAGAGGACCACGAGATAATTTCCGAGGACCACGAGGTGATTTTCGAGAATCACGAGGTGATAACTTCCGTGGTCCCCGAGGTGATGAACCACGAAGACCATTTAATCCTGAACATTAAGTAATTTAATTATTATTTAATAATTTTTTTGCTTGAATTAATTTATTTTTAAACTTATCTAATTTTTTTCTTTGTTGACCAATAGTTCCTGGTTCTTCAAGGATATTAGCGATATAATTTTCATCTTTAGCAGTAATTTCAAAAAGATCTTTATATATTTGACATTCAATATTAGAAACTAAATAAAACATAGACATTTTGGGAATTTGATCACAAAATGTGTATTTTACAGTATTAAAATATTGATTCAGCAAACTTTTAATAATATTAATATCTGTTTGGTTTTTACATTCTTTAAACATTTTTTTTAAATTATCTAAAAAGAGTTTATTTTCAGTCCAGATATAATTTTCTTCAATATTAATTAAATTTAAGACATTTCCTTTTAAAATTTCTTGTTGTTTATTCACCATATTTTCAATTTTATTTTCTAAAACTTTAGCAAATTTTGGAAAACGGCTAAATTGTTTATCTTCTAAAATTTTTCTACATAATTCAATCAATAGAAAGGAAATATCTGAAATTAATTTAAAACAAGGGGAACGAAGTAATTGTATTGGTTTATATTGATTAATCCCTTTTTCCAATATATCTATTGAAAATAGACTAAAATCCATATGATTTCCACTACATCCTTTTACTAAATTTTGTAATTGTTCATTTGTATAATTTTTAGTAATATCATTACATACTTCTTTTCTAAATAATTGAAATCTATCTTTAATTTTTAAACCATAGTTTAAACCACATTTTTCTTCTAAAGCTTTATTAAAGCACATACAAAAATTTGAAATTATATTACTAGTTAATGTAATTTTCCCTTTTATATCCGATGGAATTTCAGAACCTAATTTAAACAATTCTTTATCTACTTCATGTTTTTTCTTATTTATTTCATCCATAATTTCTGGAATATTTTTTTTTATATGATCCGATAATATATGACTTAAAGATATTCCTAAATTTTTTACACCTAACTTCTCCTTTTCATTAATATTTTTATAAATTTTATGCTTTGAGAAAAATTCCTCTTCAACAATTAAACCTTGAATTGGGGTCATTGTTTTTGTTTCTGTACTATTTCTATTTCTTATAGCATAATATCCATAATTTAATTTTAATTCTGATGAAATGTCTCCTTTTAAATATCTTGATACGTCTGTATCATTATTCATTAAATCAACCTTTGTTAAAATACCACAAGTTCTCTTACCACATAAATCATATGCTTTAACTAATTCTAATCCCATATCTGCTTCCAAATCAGGACGAGCTTGCATAACAACTAATATTATAGATTTTGGATCTTTAATATAATTACTAATCAAATCTCTTATTTCAGAAGGCATTTCTTTTGTTTGCCCTTTATCTGATAATCCTATCATAGTTATACCAGGCAAATCAACCAAACATAAATCAGATACATTTGGGGAAAATATCCTTAAATGTATCGGTGTATAAGATATACCTTTTTGTTTACCGGCTAATTCATCTGTAATTTCTCCTATATCTTTATGTAATTGTAATTGTTGTTCCCTATTAATTCTATTATTATCAAGATCGTATGTCCGACTTGAAACCCATTTACCATTGATATAAGTTCCAAATTCAGCTTTTGAATATATTTCACTATAATTTAATTGTAACATTAATGGTGTTCGTGTAACCATATTACTACCTGTTGGTAAAATATCATATCCTATTAATGAATTTAATAAACTTGATTTACCTGAGGATTGAGAACCAACAACCACAATATTAGGAATACTTATTGAAAATTTATCACAATTTTTTTCAGCAAATATTGTAGATAATTTATTACCAATTTTTAATAATTTTTGATCTCCAACATTTTTAAGAAATGAATTTTCATCATTATTCCACCAATCCCATCCTTTTGAGGCGATTTGATTTAATACATTTGACATCTTTAAGAATATATTATAATTAGATTTATTTTTTTAGAAAATTAACATTATTATAGCTATATATTATATCGTTTAGAATAATGTTATAATTTCCATAATATTTTATATAATAAACATGTTAGCAAATTTATTAAAAAATCCTTTAATTCGTAATGGAATAACAATTATTACTATTGGAATAGCATTGTATTTCGCTTATAGAGAATATAATAAAATGATGGATAGAATTGAAATTATAGCTAATGAAATGTATAAAGCAAAACAAGAAATAGCAATGTTAAAAAGACAATCGCAAACATTTTCAAAAAATAAAAATGTGATTCATAATTTAGTTAAAGAAAAAAAAAAGACACCTAACACAACTATGTTAAAAGAAATTGAAACTGAAACTGAAACTGAAACTGAAATTGATATTATACCAACTATTATTAATCCAATTCAAATTAACAAACTAAGTAATTCAATGAATCGAATTTCAAAACATTTACCAACTAAATCATCTTTTGAAATAGTTGTAGAAGATGCAAAAATTATTAATGATTCTGATATTATATCAGAATCTGATTCTAATTCTGAAATAATATCAGAATCAGATGATATATTAAATTCTGATGATGAAATAAACATGTCTGAAAATTCAGAAATTAACTTAGATGAAGAATTAGATGAAAATTCAGAAATTGACTTAGATGAAAATACAGATGAAGAATTAGATGAAGAATTAGATGAAGAATTAGATGAAGAATTAGATGAAGAATTAGATGAAGAATTAGAAAATAATTTAGAAAATACTGAATTAGATGAAGAATTAGAAAAGGAAGTTAGTAGTGTTGATATAAATGAAGAACTAAATACAAATAATCAAATTTTAAAAAACGAAATACAAAAACTTTCATCTAAAATTGAAAAAGATGAAAGTAATGACAATGGACAAAAAATTTTTGGAATTAATACAACCATTATTAAACCATCCCCCATTAAACCAACTAAAAGAAAAAGTAGACAAGGAGTGGTAACTTCTTGGTCAGTTTTTTTAAAAGATAAAGCAATTGAAAAACAATTATTAGAAAATAGTCCAAAAGCAGATTTTGGTACTCTTTCCGCATTAAAATCTCAAATATGGAAATCGTATACAAATGAACAAAAGAATATATATAAACAAAAAGCTTCTGAACTTACTAAATTAAATAAAAAAAATAAAAAAAAATCATAAATATATTTTTAGAAAAAATTAATTTCCTTATATATTATAACTATGACGCAAATGAATAACAATAATAATAGTTCAAATATTCAACAATCATTTTCTGATAATTTTGCAGAAGTTCAAGATAACCTTTTAGAAAATATTACGAATAACATTTCTAGCACAGATAATGTTTTTGATATATTAATGCAAAAATTTAATATATGTCATGATAGAATATTCGCACCATATAAAATTACAAAAAAAGTTCAACGTTTCGAACAAAATCAAAATATATTTAATTCTAATGAAAATCAAGATTTTCTTCCAATGTATTACCCTGATAATGAATCATCGACATTAGATCAAACTCATTCTTATGAAATATCAGAAAATGAAGATATAGACATAAATACTATAGATGAGTCATATAATTTTTTCTATAAAAAAATGACAAAAACTGAATTAGATCATGTTAAAAATATAGAAAAAGATATGAATATTGATTTTTCTAATATAGAAAAAATAATTACAAAAATAAAAAAACGTTTAGAACTTAAATGGGAAAATTTAATTAAACTAGAACAAAAAATAAAAAAAGATTGCAAAATATATGACAAAAATTTTAAAATGATTAAACAAATGAAAGAAACTATTGGAGATGAATATACAGATTTAAATAATAATTTAATCAATTATATCAATGATATAATTGAACAAAACAACATGATAGATGATATTCAAACATATAAATTATTAATTCTAGAATGTAATTTTTTGAAAACTTGTATTTCAAAATATCATAGTATTCAAGTTATGAAAAAAAATTCACCAATTTGTAAAATTTGTTATACCAATATATCAGATCATGTAACAATACCTTGTGGTCATTTAGTATGTAAAAAATGTATTATATTAACAAAAACATTCTCTGCCCAAAACGTTGGAATTGGAACTCAAAATTTTAATTTTTCTACGTCAGAACCAATTACATATTCTATAACTGTTTTTAATAATCCTGAACAAAATATTAATTCCGAATCATCTAATACTACAAGTATTCCATCTATATTACCACAAAATTTGAATTTAAATAGTACTTCAACAAACGATAATAATATAGCAACACAAACTGATACAACTAATACTTTATCAAATATATTCAACTTAAATGCTAATACTAATGCTAATGCTAATACTAATACTAATACTAATGCTAATACTAATGCTAATACTAATACTAATGCTAATAATGAAAATAACACCCAACGTCAGCAACGTTTCTCACAACGAAGAGAAAGATATGGAAGAAGAAATAATGAAAATAGAGATAGGAGAAGTAGCATTTTACCACGGAGAATTTTACAAAGGAGAAATTCTTCACCACAAAAAGATAAATGTCCATTTTGTCGCCAAGAAATTGAAAATACTTATAGAATATATTATTAACTATAATCAAATTATTTTTTTATTGGTCCCATTGGAGTTGCTGGTTTTCTATCAAATTTAGTTAATACTGACTTTACTTTCTCAATTCTTTTTTCATCTTTATGATTCCATTCTTGATATTTTACAGAATTCCAATCTTTACCATAACATTTATTTAAATATCCATAAGGATCATTTGGTCCAGTTACTTGAAATTTACCAAATTTGTATTTTTTTAATGGATACAATTCATCTTTTAAAAAATGACAATTATCCCAATTATTATTTTTATTACTTAAAACTAATTTAGTTCTATTATCTTCGATTTTTGATATAAAAATATCTAGAAATGGATATTTCCATTTATAATTTTCAATACTTCTACCACCAATTTTATAGATTTTGTATCCCAGTCGATATGAATGTATATTATATCCACTTTTTTTAAGAGATTGTTTAAAACTATCAGAGGTTAACTTAGATTCATCCTTTTGTAATACCTCTACATCTAAATCATCATCCCATGGAATCATACCTTTATGCCTAACTGCTCCAAGTAAAGTTCCACCATCAATATAATATTCAATTTTGTGTTTATCAAATAATTTAGTAATATCATATAATGTTTGATAACATTTTAGAATATCTTGTGATTCTGGATATATTAACTCTGAAAAATTCTCTTTTAATGTTGCAAATTTCTTTTCACATCCTTTTGGAAAAAAAAATAAAAATATTATTATAAATATTACTAATAATAGTGTAATATGTCCCTTCATTTATAATATAACTTACATAATAAATTAAGATAAATTACTATATTCCGGAACAGACAATGTATATCTTCTTAATCGTTTTTTAATAAAATTAATATTCTCATTTACGTCATTACTAGGAGTAAAAATTGTATCTATATTCACATTATTAAATTTATGATCAATACCGATGATACAAATATCCGCATTAGTTTCTTTAGCTATATAATGAAATCCAGTTCTCCATCTAGTAGTTTTCTTGGTAGTGCCTTCTGGAAAAATAAATAAAATAAATGGTTCTGGTGATTTGGTTATTTTTTGAATAATTTTTTGAACTTGATTTAATTTCTTATCTCTATCGACAAATATTAAAAATTCCGATAAAGGCTTTAAATACCATGTTTCTTTTTTTGTAATTCCAAATACACGTTCAAATTTGCCTTGTAATTGAAAGGCAACTCGAGCAAGTATTATTGAATCTACTAAACTCGTTTCTGTAGAAACTATAATTAAATTTTTTTTTAAATTTAATTTTTTTATATTAAATTTCCAAAAATTCTGAGTCATAATAACTATCAAAATATACGATGCTATCAATAGTAGTGTATATTTCATAATTTCTCATTATATATCATATTTATTTAATAATTTATTTTAAACGTATATATATAAATGGTTTGTCTAAAAAAATCTATAAGTTTAATCATATTAATTTTTGTAATTTTTATTTTAATATTTTTTAAAATCACACAAAAAAAAGAATTTTATTCTAATTCCAATCCAATTAATGTTAATAAAACGATTGTAATTAATATGAAAAAAGACAAAGAACGGTTAGACTATATTAAAAAACAATGTCAAAAGGCAAATATTAAATTTGAAAGATTTAATGGTATAGATGGAACTAAATTAAATATTGATAAATTAGAAAAAAATAAATCTATTCAATTCCATAAAAATTCATTTTTTAATCATAATAAACAAGGCAGAAATTCATTAAAAGGAAGTATAGGATGTGCTTTAACTCATAAAAAAATATGGGAACAAATTATAAATTCAGACAAAAAAAATACATTAATATTTGAAGATGATGTAATTATTCCAAAAAATTTTTTAAAAAAATTTAATTTTTATTCTAAACAAATTCCAAATAATTGGGATATAATATTTCTTGGAGGTGTCCGAATTTTTGGTAAAAAGATTACAAAAAATGTTATAAAAGCTGTTTCTACCCCCGATAATATTATGAATAATTGCGGATTATATGCGTATATTATTAATAAAAATTCAGCGAAAAAATTAATCAATATATGTAATCCAATAAATAATTATATTGATATTCAAATAAATCGTCATTACAATACCATAAATGCTTATTATATTCAACCAAATATAATAAAACATAATTTTCAAATAAAATCGAGTCGCAACCATGATAAAAAATTTAAATATCCTAAATATTTTATAGAAGAATCTAAAATAATTGATATAATTTAATTTTTTTGAGTATATTTACAAAAAATATGACAAAATATATCTAAAAATGGATAATTCTCCACACCAAATGGAATTATTAGATTTGAATATTTTTTTGTATCTTTAACATATTTTTCATATGAAGGTTTAACAAATTTATTATATCTTTCTAATATCATTGATAATGATCTAGCACGTTTTTCAATATCTCTTTTTATTCTACGTGATAATCGAATATCACTATCCGTATCTACAAAAATACGAATATTGATCATATCTCTTATAAATTTAAAATGATAAAGTAAAATACCTTCAAGTATTATAATTTTTATTAAAGTTAAATCAATTGAATTATATCCTGTAACAGTATGTGTTTTAAAATCATATGTCGGTATTGATATAAAATCTTTACCATTTTTAATATCAATTAAAACTTTTTCTAATTTATGAAAATCTATCGCATCCGGGACATCAAAATCATAATTTCCTACATTTTTTAATTCTTTTTGTGATAAAGAACGATAAAATGAATCTTGACATATTACAATAGAATTATTTCCAAAACTTTGATAAAATTTTTGAGAAATCGCAGACTTACCACTACAAGATCCACCTGAAATACCTATAATTGTTCTAGACATCTTACTTTATTTAATAATCTCTTATTTATATCATTTTTATATATTCATTTATTGAATATATATTAAAAATAAAAAAATTGAATTAAAAATTGATATAAATAAAAGATTATAAAATAATTTTTTTTTAGAAATTACTTATATGCTTTATGTATATGGAAGAAGAGATAACAATCGAAAAAAGAGATATAATAAAAGAAACAGAAATAGAAATAATTGATTTAAATAAAAATATGAATATAAATAAAAAAAAGGATACTTATTATCAATGTTTAATTACAAGGGTCACAAATTTAAAATATGGTGTAAATGGAATGTATTATTTATTTACTGATAAATCTGTATTGATGCAAATTTTTTTTGCATTATTATTAATCACAGGTGGAATTATACAAAAATTTACAATGTTACAATGGGTATTACAACTAGCACTAATTACAATTAATATTGGAAGCGAGTGTTGTAATACAGTTATTGAAAAAATAGCAAATTTTGTAGAACCAAATTTTAATAAAAAAATTGGAATAATTAAAGATGTTAGTGCTGGAATGGTTATGTTAATAATGCTAATTACTATTTCTGCCAATGTTTTAATTCATTTTATGTAAATTCTATATATGAAAAAGTTGGTTTATAAATATTTACAAATAATCTACATCTTTTACAATGAATTCGTGGATAATCACCAAATTGTTGCTCATTTATTTTTTTTAAATCATATTGATGGAAAAATTTTTTACATTGAGAACATTTATACAAAATGCAATCTTCTTTTATTTGAATATTATCTAGATATAAATTTAGTATATCTATGAGAACGGGATATAATATAGTCGGAATGATTGGATTTTTATATTAATGTAAATAAAATTATACTTATTTAGTAATATAATAAATGTTAAATGTAAAAAATTTAGGACAATATTTTACGAAAGATATTTCTTTACAAAAAAAAGTTTTAGAATTTATTAAAAATAATCCCAAAAAAATTCTTGAACCATCTGTTGGAAGAGGAGATTTAGTAAAATATGTTTCAAAACATTATCCTAATACAAAATTTACTTGTTATGAAATTGATAAATCAATCGATTTTATTATTAATACAGATTGTATTATTTCTAGAGATTTTTTAAAAACAGATATTAAAAGAAATTGGAAAACAATTATCGGAAATCCGCCATATGTTAAAACAAAAAAAGGAAATTTATATATTGATTTTATTAATAAATGTATAGATTTATTAGAAGATAAGGGAGAATTAATATTTATAATACCTTCTGATTTTTTCAAATTAACAAGTGCAATTAAAACAATAAAGAAAATGATGGATAATGGAACATTAACACATATATATCACCCACATGATGAAAATTTATTTGAAAATGCCTCAATTGATGTCATTATCTTTAGATATTGCAAAGACAAAAAATTAGAAAAAAAAATATTATATAATAATTCATTATTATATATAATTGAAAGCGGAGGTTTATTATCTTTTTCGAAATCAAAAGACGACGATAAAATTCCTATCAATCAATTATTTAATGTATATGTTGGAATGGTAACAGGTAAAGAATCCGTTTATAAAAATGAAAAATTAGGTAATATTGAACTTATTAATGGGGAAAATAAAATTAACAAATATATTTATATTAATAAATTTCCAAGTAAAGATGATAAAGTTAATGAATACTTATTAAAAAATAAAAAAGTTCTAATTTCTAGAAAAATAAAAAAATTCAAAGAAGAAAATTGGTTTGAATGGGGAGCTCCCAGAAATATTAAGATAATGAAAGGAAATAAAAATAAGGATTGTATCTATGTTAAAAATTTAACTAGAAATAAAAGGATTGCTTTTAAAGATAAAGTAATGTATTTTGGGGGAAGTTTATTAATGCTTCTTCCAAAACAATCAAATATAGATTTAGATAAAATTGTTAAAATTCTTAATAATGAAGAAACGAAAAAAAATTACATGTATGCTAATAGATTTAAAATTGGTCATCGTCAATTATCTTCTTTATTGATTGAGTTTAATTAACAATTAAAAATTGATTTTTTAACTATATAATTAAATATATAAGATGGATACTTTAGTACTTCAGACAATATTACAAGATATTAGTAAAACTTATAATATAAGTTTTACTGAACTTAAAAAAAAATATTTGAATTCGGATACTAGAACGAGATTGAAACCAAAATCTAAATTACCTTCAACTTTAACGCCAACCAAAAGAACAAAAGATACAACTGAAATTATATTTACAGATGGTTCGTGTATTAATAATGGTAAGAGAAATGCATATGGTGGAGTAGGAGTATATTTTGGAAAAAATGATACAAGAAATTATGCTATGCCACAGACAAAACCCCCTTCTAATCAGAAAGGTGAATTAGTAGGTATTTTAAAAGCATTAGAATTGAGTAGATTACCAAATATAATTATTTACACTGATTCAAGATATTCTATAAAATGTGTTACTTCGGGTAAAAATGGTTGGATTGATAATTGGAAAAAAACAAATTCTAATCCTAAACTTTGGAAAAATTCAAAAGGAAAATCAGTCAAACATGCTGAAATTATTGCACAGATTGATTCTTTACAAAAGACAAAACAAAGTGTAGAATTGAGACATGTTAATAGTCATCAAGCAGAACCAATTGATAAAAATAGTCAAAAATATTTTATTTGGTATGGAAATGATCAAGCAGATAAATTAGCAAAGATTGGTTCAGATCTTTATAAAAGACAAAGATAAAATTATTTTTCAAGTCCTAAAATTAATAAAATTATAGATATTTGTAATATTATTAATTTTTATAAATTATTTAGAAAATATTATTTAATTTTTTTTTGTTTTTCTTGCTACTTTTTTTCCACCTCTTAAATTAAAACTCATTTTGTTTGTTTTGTTATAAATTGCTCTGTATAAATCTTGTTTCTTTTTATATTTTCTTGGATTAACACCAATCATTTTAGCAGCAATATTTAAATTTTTTCTTGTTCTAACATCACCATGACGAGCAAACATTATGAAATGCATTGTTTTTTGTAATAAGTCTCTTCTCTTATAACTTTTAGCATTTTGAATACCCCATTTTGTTGCTAATCTTTCTAATGATTTTCTGTTATATCCACCAAAAGTTGTTCTGTGACTTACATATCTCCATCTAAGATTATATTTTTTGCCTCCTCCAAACATTTTGTATAAAGTTTGTCTTGTACCACCACCTTGAATTCCTAATTCCATTCCTTCCTTTTCAGCATTTGAAACTGGTCCCCCTAATTGTGATTGTATTTCAGCATTTTGATTTTCAGCATTTTTATTTTCAGCATTTAAAACTGGCTCAACATTCTTATTGTTTCCGTTTCCGTTTCCGTTTCCGTTTCCGTTGTTATTGTTTCCGTTTCCGTTTCCGTTGTTATTGTTTCCGTTTCCGTTTCCGTTGTTATTGTTTCCGTTTCCGTTTCCGTTGT